GTGCGAATATAGTAACGGTTTTTTAATTACAAAATATTTATGCGGTTTATTTTGTTAAAAGTTTTTGAGCATAAAAAAGGGTCAGCATTTCTGCCGACCCAAACCAAAACCAAACCGAGTTTATATGTTCCCGACATTCATGTCGGGAACATGGTTATTTCTTCAACCTTAACTTTTCACTAAACCTCACACTAAACTCCATTTGCACATTCGAATTTAATCCACCTTGCAAACCGATTAAATGACGATCTGAAATAATCGCGTCTAATCCAATGCCACCGTGATAACTTGCAATGGTTTTGTTTTGAATAGCAACGCCACCATATAGCCCCGTATAAACTTTAACGAGTGACTGCTTTTTTTCAACCGTTGTTTGTGTATTTAATACTTTCCATTTTTCTGGTTTGAAGTTCTGATAACTCACATTAAAATAAACTAGCTTGTTTCCAGTCACCATAGCTGTTGAAGTTGCTCTGAAATTGTCAACTACGAAAGTGTCGTTTTGGTAAATGTTGGTGTCGAGGCAAAGCTGATTAGTTCCGATCGGATTATATTGATCAATACAATTTTCGCCGATTTCAGTAGGTTTCGGGGAATCTCGATCGAACTTTTGACCGTTATTGATCAATGGCGATTTATACTTTCTCGTTTCAACTTTCTTAGGTACAGGTTGCCATGCCGTTGGCGTTGTATCTTTAGCCGGTGCGGTCGAATCTCTAACGCTCACAACAACGTTTCCAACACACTCAGGGCATCGTTTTAAGTTGTAGCCTATAACGACACCAACGATTACCGAAAGTAGCCAAAATACGGCTAAAATTGTGATGGCTGTTTGTTTGGTCATTTGTAAGGTTTGTATGTAGTTTTCCCGTTCGATTCTTTTACGGCTTTAATAACTTGACGTTTGTTACCTTTCATTGATAACGAAAAGTGAACCCATGCGGGCTCGTTTGCATCCCCGAACTCCCATATTAATTGGTCAAAGTCCAAATTGTCTTTTATGTAGCGGAAAATTTCGCTGTTTTTTATTCCGTATGGAACGCCCGTTATATCTATTGCTTCGCCTCTGCAATGCTGTGAAGTTAACGACCCTCCAACGGCTTTGTTGGCTTTTTGGCTACGGAAAAACGAGTTAATCCGGATTCGCTTCCCGAAGTGAGCCCTTACCCTTTCAAATATATTCTCAGCAACGTACTTCATCGCTTCTAAATGTTCCGCTGTTGGCGTATTGTCGATTTTATTGTCTACAGCATTTTGGCTAAATGTAGCTTCGGAATAGGTGATATGTGTTGAAATATTATCCATTGTCTTGGTTTTGTTCATTTGCTTCAATTTCGGCTTTTTTTTGTTCGTACCAGCTATCGTACTCCTCTTGAGGAACTTCGCGCGAACCGTTTTCGTCTATGATTATTGGCATTACTTTGAAATTTTAGAGAATTGTTTTGTGATTACGTCAGCATTAGCAGACCCCATTTGACAAGTGAATATGAAATACTTTGTAGTTGTCCAATCAATATTCACAGAACTGAAAGCCGTTGCCGTTGCATTGTCATCGAAAATACTTGTCGAAGGCGAAGTAAATAGAGTTGAAGTACTAGATTTTACAAACACTTTACTTCTGTTCATTGGTATGTGAACGGCTGTATTTGCACCGCTCCATGTAGCCAATAACGTAGCTGAAGATATTGGGCTTGGATTTGGCGTATCTGAAACCCTTAACCTCATTCCCGTGTTTCCAGATGTTCCAAGTTTATTATCAAGTGATTCGAAGCGTAGAATATCATTAACGTTTATAGTTCCTGCCGGAATCTCTATAACGTGCATTATCTGCTCTGTTGCGTTATTAGTTAGTGAAACGGGCGTAGTGTTAATGCCAATGCATTGAACTGTATTCGCGCTTACTGCTGCACCAATTTGGGCAGCTGTTACGCTATGCGGATTGTTTGTATTTGATAAGTGATTTAATATGTTCGTTCCATTGTTAATTATCCATGCAACTGCGCCATCGTATGCTGTTTTTAAAATATCAGTTAAGTCGTTTGTACTTAAACCCTTTCCAGTTACCTTATCTACTTTTCCACTTACTGCAGTATCCGTATACCCATTTGCAGAAGTAACAGCATCACTAACTTTGGTATCTACATAATCTTCGGTAGCAAGTCCACTAATACTAGGTATGGTAGGTTTATTTTTAATGTAGTCTTTTTTTGTATTGTCGGTTTGATTCCAGTCGCTTTGTATTTGAGCCGTCCCCCCGCCTTGATATAGATTTTCAACAACCGTTAATGTAACTGTTGGCGTATAGTCGGCAACATCCATAGTGTTATTGCCCTCGTATATTGTCAATTTTATATTCATAATACACTAGACGCTTTAACAATTGGGAATATACCCTCTACAAAATTCTTTTTCCCATAGGTAGTAAAGTCAATAGCAATGTCAAATATGTATTTGTAAGGGTCGAAGTCAATATCAAACCCAGCATCTATAACGAGCAAGTTTGGCGTAACTGTAGTATTTAATGATACACCATTCCCCAATGTAAGTTGCTTCGCGATTCTATCGTCATCGTATGTCTTACGAATATCAATCTTAACGTCTGCAATATCGCTTACAACGTCCGTATCTGTGCCGTCAATATCAAAAATAATAGTTGTAGCCCACCCACTAAACTGTGTACCGAATTTCATCGGCTTAAAGTTATAGGTTGCTATTGATGTCGGTGTTGCCATTATACTCCAGTTTTATCTCCGTCCTTTGCAAATGCAGAAACAAGTGTTACTAAAAACACCCCTATCGCCCCCATAATAACTGCAAAATCAGACGAACTAATTGTTTTCGATATAAGTAAAGCAAGTGAAACAAAGAGGCTTAATACGCCAGCTAATGCCACAAGCGAAGTTTTCCAGTTTTTTACTATTGATTTCATTTGAATTTATTTTTTATCCACTTCTTTAATGGCTCGCTACGCTTAGAAAAATATGGTGCTACTATACGCACTAACCACGCTCCAATCGCGCTAAATACAACACCACCGAAAGATGTTAATGCAACCTTTAATATTCCAAACATAATAGCATAAATTGAAGATTGCCATGTAATAGTGTTTGCAAATTCGTGAAGCGAACCACCTAAAACCAAACCACTACCAACTGTAAGCATTATTACCGTATCAATATGGTGTTCAAAAAAAGTCTCGTACTGTTTATAGCTTAAACCGTACAAAATCGCTATAACCGGGAATCCCCCGAACTTTAAAATACAATACATAACTTTTACCACTTCAATACCCGTCACTCTTTTTAAATTTATACCATGAATGAATGAGTATAAACACCATTATTGGTAATTCATACCACACGTAACTATCACCCCCACCCATTAATTCATCAAATACATTGTAAATTGATAACTCCCAAAAAGCAAATACAAACCAATTCTCTTTTCGTCTTGGTGTTGCTACTAAAGTAATGGCTATTGCCATCAACAAAAAATGCAACCTTACTGCCAAATCGTACTCCATTTGACCTTGAAAAGTACTGATTAACCAACAAAGGAAAATCAGTACTAGGTCAAGATTTTTAATGAGGTCTTTTAATACCTTTTGGACGTTTTCTAATTTCATTAGTCAGTCAGTCAGCTATAAGCTTTTGAAACACTCTACCGTATGCAACTACAGCCAAGTCGTTTGAAAGCTTAACTTCGCTGTAATGCGTGTTTACGTTCACTTTTACATCACAATTTTGAGTGATTTCACCTTCTGAATAATTGAACAATTCTGCGTTTGAAGGTTTTGCGACTAACTCAAGCTGTGCAAAACCTTCTTGTATTTCTGTACTTGTGGCTTCGTCACCGCTAGTCTGCAAATAAATTCCATCTACTTCCGTTGATACACCGAAAACAGCAACTTGAATGAAGTTTTCCCCTTTTTCTTTCGTTTGATACATTTTTTTATTTTTTAATTGTTTATGAAATTGTGACTTCTGAAACTACCAACGCACCCCCTCCACTATAATCATCAGTAAATATAGCATCTAATGTTAAAACTGTAAATAATTTTGTAGCATTTGATGGCAAGGCTAGTAAAACATTAGCCCCCGTTTGTGGCAATACTACACCAACACCGCCAGCTAATACACCCCATGTTATAGGATAAGTAACGCCAACTTGTGTTATATCTGCCGTAACATCAATATCTAAACCGACAACTGAATTTACAACAACGCCACCAGCTTCAACAATAGCTAGTATAGTTCCACTACCATCTACTTTGACTAGTTTGGTTATTTTGAAAGTACTGCCCCCACTTAAATTGTAAGTAATGTCAATATCGTAAACACCTGCACCATTTCCGGTAACGTTAAATGTCGAATCCGCTGTTTCGTTTCCATCCCCTAAAGCAGTATCGTTCCCACCAGCCCAAAAAGTAACCTCCCAATCGTAACTATCGATACTTTCTGTATCGGGTTGGTAAGATGTTGGAGCAATTTTGAAGTCTATGTCGAAGTCGTCACCAGTATTATGGGTAAAATCTATTGTTGTTGTGCCGGCTGTATATTCATCAATCACATATATAGGCGTTAATCCTACGTTATCCAAGTACTCAATAGAAGTAGCTAGTGAACCGCCATATAAAAAGTAGTACGGTAGTTTATTTTGGTCGCCAGTTAATGTAATTGTAACGGCTGTATCGTCTTGCATTTCAGTTCCAGTTCCACCGACTAGAGCAGAACCCTCTAAACCTTTATCAAGTCCAAATACTTCTATTTTCCCATTGCTATTTTCGAAAAACACAACAAGTTCCTGCGCATCAAACAAATCAATTACTTTATCCCTATCGCTTGGCGTATCAGCATATATTTTAAGTACTGCATTTTGCTTTATCAAGCTAATATTTTCACCAACAACCCCCTCGTAACTTCCGTTATGGGTATTTTTTTTGCCTATAATTTGCGCTAATTCATAGCCGTAGTTAGTAGTCCCGTTTTCTTTAGTCACTAAACTATTAACATACCCGTCCGAATCAAATGTATAGCTTCCAATTTGGCTTAATTGAGTAACCCATACACGCTTATCTACACCGCCAATCTGATTGAGTGATGCGCAAGTTGCGCTAATGCTTCGTAATATGTCAATACAGTCGTTCACTTCAGTTGTAATATCTGTCGTTATGTAGCCTATTGCAATTTCCAGCCCCGATTACGGTAAATGAAAGACGTGGTTTTGTTTGTTTACATCCTTTACTTGGATAAACCACACCGTCAAATGTATATTTAGCATCTTGTAAATACTTCAATAGCTTAACTTGATAAGTGTTTTTAGTACCTTCTATGGAATTTACTATTTCAGCACGCCTTTTATCTGTAACTGGTGTAAATCCTTCTTGCTTATACTCTTCAAAAGTCCATTGTGTAGCGTTTAAACCCATGTAAGGTAAGTACCTTTGCATCGTACAACCAGATAAAAACGGCTTAATAACCATGTTGAAGAACTGCATTAGTTCCGGCTTACTCAAAGATGGAGAAAGTATCATTTCATCAATATCTTCAATTAGCATATCGTCTAATAAAGCCGTTAAGTCTAATGTTTCGGACGCTAAAATATACGGGTTTAATTGTTCTTCGCTTGTATTTGGCGAAACAACTGGAAACCATTTGCGAATGTCCCCTACATCAATCCATATAGACAAATCATTTATCATGGCTGTGCTGGTGTTTGTTCTATTGGTTTATTTGGAATACCCAATGCTTCAAGAAGTGTATTTTCTGGAATCAAATCAATTACTTTTGTAGCCAACAATGGAGAAAGCGAATTAAGCGTTTTAAGTATCTTATCACCAGCAGTAGGGATATTGATTTCAACGCCAAACTCCGAAATTGTCCAATCAATACTGTTGCCATAAAGTTCTTTAAAAGCATCTGTTATCATTCGTTGAATAGGGTTAACAGCATCACGAAGAATTGTTTTAGCCTGCTCTATTGCATCTTGATTGCCTAGCACCGCAGCTTCGCTATATCCTAATAAAACAGGGTGAACGTCCCATAGTCTACAAACTGCACGTTCGATTACATCTCTTTTGCTATTTGACGCTTCGAGAATAGGCTTAGGGTCGTTACCAGTAAATATCGGTACTTGCTCTTTAGTTTCAACAAAGGTTGTCATTACTGCGAAACGCGATGTTAACCCATCTTTGTTTTTTTGAAGCCCTGTGAATTGTGCCATTTGGTTAACTATCCTATCCCTATCGCTTTCACCGTTTTCGTCTTCATCTTCTGAAACTCCGATATAAGTCATTGTTCCACCGAATACAAACCCATTTAAAACAGATTCGTAATCCATTTTAGATATTTCGCTCGATGTTTTAATATCTTCAAAAGAAGCTAAAAAGTCTGGTATTGGATAAATAGCAGAATCAAATTCATTGCCATCGTAAACGTAGTAGATTTCACCACGGCTATCAAATTGCGTTTTATTGATTTCCATATCGTTAAAACTAGCAATAGTGCCTTTGAAGGACTGTAATTTAACCCATGCGTTTTTATCGTATTTCTCCGATCCGATTGTATCGTTATAGAAGAAACAATTATCGTTACGCCTTACCTTGTGTAATGGCAATACTTTTATTTTACCGACCGCACCGTTGCCAAGTCTTGAAACGTGAATAGCTACTCCGCTAAAATAGCCGAATGATAATGCAATTTTGCTCAATATCTTATCCGCAGTTTCTTTCCCGTTAACTTCAAAATTAGAAGCAACATCACTTAAAAACCCATCAGCTTGTATATAGTCAGCATACTTTTTCAATGCCTTTTTTGCCGTCCCGCTATTGTTTATAGCGTTGATAATATCAAGTGGTAATTGGTCGTTATAACCATATTTAAAGTAGTCGGTATTTTTATCGAGATTTGTTGTAGGCAAAATATTCCGAAAGAACACTTTAGAATGTGATTTGCCTATCTTTTTTTTCATTGTATATTCTTATAATCTACTTCGATTTCTTTAATAGTGCTAAACCCTTTCGGGTGAATAACTAACTTTTTAGCAGGTTTTAGACAAAGGTATGTTTTTTGGTAGTCAATTAGTACTGCATCGGCTATTTTGTTAGCCCTACTAAACATATTAATAAGAGCATCGTAAGCCCTTTCGTGAACTACATAGGCAAACGCACCCCATGTCATATTTTGCCGTGTGAAATGCTCATCGAAGTACGAAGGTCTACGCCCAAACGAACCGCCCAAATAGAGTATATGCCAATCTTCTGGCATAACTGAAAGGTAATATTTAAAATCCTTTTCGAATGAATCTGAAAAAATTACATCATCTTCAAAAATAGCAATGCAAGGGAGTTTGTTTTCCCTTGCATACTTAATAGCGTTTAAATGTGATTGAATACAAGCGTATTCGTTATTGGTTACGCCTTTTATTGTAGATGTTACGTCTTTACCGTCAACGGCTACTATTCTTTTGATTTCGCTGGTCTTCCTTTCTTTTTCGGTGGTGCTACTTCCGAAACAATTTCCCGTTTGTTTGGTTGCGCTGTCAATAAATCTTTTTCTGCGGTCGGGACTTCGTTCAAGATTGATAAAGACTCCGGCAATTGGCGTGTTGATTGGCTTGTACTTTTTTTTTCACCAGTAGTAAGCACAAAACAATGTTCTAATGCGCATTTAAAAGCAAGTTCCACTAACTCGTCTGTGATATTATCGTTAGTAATCGTTACTAAGTTTCTACTTTCGGTTCGAAAAGTAACTTTTTGCAAGTCTTTTCTTAGCTTGTACTTTGATATTTTTAAACTCATATAATTGTTTAGATGTTTACTAAAATCCTTCTAACTCCAAAGATAGTATTTTCTTTCAATATATCATAACGCAATGAGTTTAACCCGCTATTTTGCCACGTTTTCTGCGTTGACGTACATAGTTGTTTGTTTACTTCGTATTGGCGTGTTAATGTCTGTTTAGTGTGCTTTTGAGAGTAGTATTTAAACGGTTTAAATTGAATATCCAGCCCAGCTAATTTAGCGCGATTGTATAAATCATCATCTTCGCCACCCCATCCCCAATAATCGTTACTAGCCCCGTTGCATTTTAAATACGCCTCTTCGGTAAACATAGTAACGCCCCCGAAACAAGTGTCGTAAATCACTTTGTAGTTGAATTGTTCACATAGCCCAGATAAATGAATGGTATCTTTAAATTCAGTTCTATAAATACTTTGGTCGTGTGCAATTAAATCCACATCGTGAAAGCAAACTATTTTATCCGTTGTTTCGTTAAATCCTACGTTAATCAGTTTAGCTCGGTTAAATAGTTTATTCCCGTACTGCTCAACAACTACAATATTGAAGTTCTTGTAAATTTGAACAAACTTTTTCAAATGTTCTGCTCGGTCACGGTATGGAATTATTATTTGCACTGTTGTGATTGTATTAAGCATAATTGATGAATATTCATAAAATAATTAGTACTTAACCCCCAAACTCTTTTAATTCTATTCATAAACCTTTTATGGCTTGCATTGCGATACGGCTTTTTTTCTAAAAACTTTTGCACTCTCCTAATCTTCCTAAGTTGCTTTTCAAAGTCTGCTATTTTAGATGTCTTTTCTTGTGGTGTCATTTTGTTTATTTTTAATGTATGCAACCAATACTACTGTTGCTGTTATATGCCATAACATTACTGTAAAAAATGCAAATAATGAATCTGAATAACTTTGCTTTTCTTCGTCACCAATAATTAAGACAATGTTTGCCAAAATAACTACAACCGAGTATATTGTGAAAAGTACAATAAATATAAGTCCTAAGTCCATTGTATTATTATTTAGATTTTCCAAATGAATAATTATAGCCGGCTAACTTAGTCGAATTAACCTCGATTAGTTCAAGTTTATAGTTTATTTCTCGTGAAAAGGTTTGCCCGTAGCTGAGTAGATCCGTTTTCTCTTTACTCGTAAGCGGTAAAACGCTATGCAAGACAGCACCTTCAACAGCTTTTTTATCTGTTGAGTAAACACCTACAAAACCTTCGTTATTAGTTTTGGTGTTGAACGTTGTAAGGACGTGGATTTTTCGCATGGTTTTGGTTTTAATTTTATTTGTTCAATAATGCCCACTCAATACAATTATCAATACGCAACGTTTGCGCTTTATCAATTCCATAGTGCCTACTGTACCATGAATGAATACCTAGCGGTTTATCGTTAATTTTAATTACCGTACTCACGCCATCGGTGCTTTCAATATCGGTAAAGTTGCCGTGTTTAAAGTTCAAGTGTAACCAATAAAAGAAACCGGCAAAAGGTTCATCTAAATTAGCGTTCTTCTCTACTTTATTTGCGTATTCGTATTGCTTTGAATTATCGAACGCTAGAAATTTAGTTTTTATCAAGTCAACATTGAACACATTGAAAAACGGGTTAACGTTAAATACTGATTTGTTTCGGTGCGAAATTACACCGCCATCTGGAACGCCACAATAAGCGTAACCGTCTATTTTCATTTGTTCAATAATCGAATCTACTAAACTTTCGTTTGTCAAAAAGAAGTCTTCATCGCAGTTAACGATAAAACCGCTGTATGTATTACCCTCAAATAAATGTAGTAAGTATTCCAAAGCACCATTAAACCCTGCAAACTTTTTGCATTGGATAAAAGTGTTTTCATTACTCCAAAATGATTTGGCTATTTTGTATAGCTTATCGTTTGCAGAACGTGTGACTATTGTTTTTTTCATATTACATTATTTCTTATAAAACATTTAATCCCATTCCGTTCTCCAATAAATCTATCTACGTTATTCTTTGCATTTTCAAGTTCTTCATCTGTGAATTTATACAAAAACATATCATAGGATCTAAATAGTTTCCAATCTTCATATCTCAATGTTAAACTATACGTTGTTGTAGTTGCTGTTTCTATATGCATACTATTCTTAAACATATTGATAAGTCTTTCATCTACAACAATTTCTCCATGTGAATTTATGTAATCCATATCGTTGCGTTTAATTGCTGGCGGTGGAGGTGGTGGATTTCTCATTTTTGGTATGCCTTTGCCTAATTTCACACCCCTACTGATATACGCTAATGATACAAATACAAATACTGCGCTTAAAAAGAGGGCTATTGTAAAATATGCTTCGTTTTCGGTTGTCATAATTGTGATTTTAAATATTCGATTCGGTTTTTAATCCATTCGCACGTTTCGTATTGCTCTAACTTTTTGCACTCTATTAAACGAAGTTTAAGGTCGTAAATATTTCGCGCTACTTTTTGTTTATTAACCGTTTCATTTTCAACTAAAGCGTCTAAATTGCCTCTGTAGTAACGTTTCAACATTTCGTATCCTTCACGTAAACACATTGAACAATGCTCTTTTAGCTTCTCATTATACACCTTTTCATAGTAGTATCGAATGTGTATAGGTTCAACTTTAAAGAACCCGACTAATACTATTTTTTCGTTAATTTCTTTGAGCAGTTCAACTGAAACCATAAACAAATATAAAAAAGCCCCCAACAAATTGGAGGCTTTTTTATGAAGTCGTAAGATTTATTTGTTAAATCGTTTCCGAAATGTTATCCAAATAAGCAATGGATGTAGCTAAAGTACCACCGGCTAAGAAGAAATCAGGCATTTTAGTCTGGTCACCACTCAATGTTAAAGTAATTCCGGTATCGTCTTGCATTGCTACGCCAGTACCACCAGCCAATGCAGATGCTTCAAGCCCTTTATCAAGTCCGTAAATTTCGATTTTTCCGTTTTCGTTTTCAAAGAATACGACTAACTCGTCCGCTTTAAATAATGCCGTAACAGCATCACGTTGCGCTGGAGTGTCTGTGTAGATTTTAACAAGCGCATTGTGTTTGATAAGGTTTACATTGTTACCAACTACACCTTCCAATGTTCCGCTATGCGAATGTTTTTTACCCGTTACTGTGATTAGTTTATAGCTTGCTGAACTATTGTCAGCACCCATAACTATTGTATTTACATACCCATCTGAATCAGTAGTAGTAGATGCAATTTGCCCTAGTTGCGTAATCCACAACCGCTTATTTACACCACCCACTTGATTAACCGATGCGCACGTTGCCCCAATACTTCGGAGCGTGTCGATGCAATCTGTTGCTGTTGCCATTTTTTTAATTATTTTTTATTGGTTAAAGATTAGGGAGCGTGTTACCGCCCCCTTTTCTCAATTTGTTTAGAATCCAGCGAATACGTTTAAATCCCCGAACCCGTATTGATAATCAATCATTGCTGTAAGTGGAGAAAGAACCTCATCATCTGCTAAGATATATTGAGGGTCAATCATAGTGTAGCCCGACCCGTCCATTTGCAAAGTGTGATTTGTTGGTACTGTCAATATGATACGGTTAGGATTTACAGTAGATGCCGGAGAACCTGACTGGCCATATAGTGCTAAGCCCTCGTCAACAAAATCAATATTGATTAATTCTACCCCGTTGTATGCAATTTTAGCAACACCATCGGTAATGAAGCTCGTTTGCAAAATTGACGTATTGCCTGTTTTTGTTTGCAAGAAATTCTCGTAAGCGTAGTACACTGTTCCGGTAACATAGAATTTCTTTTCAGCTACTTTTTTGCGTCTTAGTTTGCGAGGTTGTGCATCCCATACTCTTTTCATTGTTGCCATCATTTTGTCAGGCAATAAGTCAGTGTCAGAAATTGCACCAGCATCAACAGTTCCATCTCCATCGGCAACACCTTCAAGTAATCTCTTGTAGACCCCATCAATTTTAGATAAGAACGGCTCAGAACTTTGTTTATCAGAAAGGAACAAGATATAAAGCAAATCTCTGTTTGTGGCATCTAATTGCCCTTCTGTAATGTAGTTGATAATTTCAGGGTATAGCTCACCTCGTTTGTGACCATTCGGCAACTTATCGCCAAAGATTGATTTTAGAATTGGCGTGTAGCATTGTCCAACTGTGAAGTCGAACTCCTGAGGGTCGATAGATTTTTTAATAAAGCCTCCACCTTCTTTTTTTGTCCATCCGCACTCTGTCTTAGCAGAGGCTAATAGCCCGAATGTTTCGTTAAAGTAAAGTTCTTTTTTTGCTTGACCCTCAAGGAAGTTAAAGCCCAAACCTTGTACCGGAGGGTTTTCAGTTAATCTTGTATAGAATATTTCATATCCAAGTGAGTTGTTTTCTGGCATTGATGAGATTGCGTTTGACATATCTTTTTTGTTTTTATTTTTTTATGATTTAATTATTTTTTCGCTTGTGCTTTTTTCCATTCTGCAAACTTCTGAAGGCTTGTCTTAGCCTCCGGTGCTGTTGGCTCGTCTTTGCCTTGCGACTGTCCTCCATTAGCTTGGAAGTTTTGACCAGTTACAATTAGTGCTTCGAACTTTTCAACTTTCTTTGCAAGTACTAAGAACTCGTCTTTTGTTTCGTTCAAAACAGTTTCTTTCTCAGCTACCAAAGTTGTTTTTTCAGCAAGTTGCGCTTCCAATTCTGCTATTTTAGCGTTGGCAACTGTTAAAGCGTCTGGCGTTTGTTGCGCTAAAACTTCTTCAACGGCTGTTACAATGCCACCAGCAACTGTAAGTGTGATTGAATCGAGCGTATAAGTGCCATCAGCTAACGGAATAGTCATCGCTTCGTCTTCAAATACTGGCGTGTCTTTCATTACCATAGTACCCTCGAAGTAAATTTTCATTCCATCGAGTGTTTCGGTGTATGCGTTTTTAAATAAAGCCTTTGAAATCTTATTTAAAAGACCTTTGATTCCGCCAATTTCGGCTTTGATTTCCTTGTTATCCATTTCTGTTTGTTTATTGTTATTGTTAATGTATGCTACTAATCGGTATTTTGTGAACGCTTGGATATTTGTTTCAATGATTTCATCTGCAAAACCAAGTTCTATAAAGTCTTGCGGTGTCAAGGTTTTTGCATCGTTCATTATAGACTGAATCTTATCTGATTCGATGCTAGTAACAGACGAATAGAAGCTATTTAATTTAGCCTCTTCTTTTACCAAGCTATCAAACAATTCACGAGCGTCTTTGCTTTCGATTGGGTTTGAATTTTCATCGGGTTGCCAATGCGGGTTATGGATAAACGGCTCACTGTTTTTATACAACATTCGTTTGCCCCCTTTGTTTTGTGTTTTAGGTGCTTGAAATATAACCGTTGCAATACTCGCTACCATTCCGTTTGCAATGGTGTTAACTGTGTAAGGCAATGAAGCCAATCGGTCATGTATTCCGTAACCGTCAACAGTATAACCGCCACCGCTATTTATGTAAACGTCTAAAACATCAATGTCACCCAAATTATCAATTTGAGCGTCTAGCATTGCCGGAGTGTAATCACGCCCAATAACACCTTCGATAAATATTTTTCCTTTATTCACATTACAAAGAAAATACTATATTTGCTTTACATTATTGATTTGCCCTAAATAGGGCTAACTAAATTAAAACCATGAGAAAGCATATTGTATTGATTAAATCCTACTTTACTTTGTTTTTAGGTGGGTACATTTTTTGCTGTTTTGTTTCGATGAGTATAAACCCTTTAGAATGGGGAGAGTTGACTAGGTTAGTATTTGGTGCGCCTATATTAATTTCTATTTTCGGGAATAAAAATCAAAACGTTGGATAGAAAAAACATATCTAAACAGCACAAGACTACTCTGTCAAAGTTTTGGGAGGTCAAGATGTTTAAAATACTTGACGATAATTGCATCCGCAAAAGTGACTTTATAAGGGATGCGATTAAAAAAGAAATAACGCTTTACGAAACAACTAAGAAGTAATTATTAATAATTAAACCATAAACAAATGGGAACCGACATCGCTAAAAACGCACCAGAGTTTGAAATTATTTTGAGCAAATTACATGACGAATTAAATCTACAAAAAGAACTTACCGATAAGGTGTATTCATTATGTGAGAAAATAAGCCCAATACAGCTAAAAGAGCCATCTAATAATGTATTATTAGCAGAACAGCCAATAGCTAATTGCGTTATTGGGAATTTACGCGATAATGTAAACAGCTTGAATAACAATAATTTTAATCTTAGGCTTATTTTAAATCACCTTGAGTCTTTACTTGGGAGATTATAACTCTGAAATAGCAACACTATTCTCCACGCTATTAGTAAACTGGCTAAACTCATTATAGTTAAGTGTTGGTGACGGCATACGTTTAACAGCACTTTCAAAGCCCCTTACAATCTCTGTATTATTCATCATTGATGCAGATGCAGAACGCGCGTAATACCCACCGTCCGAAGTTGGAATATACCCAGTTGCAAACCTATGCTTACCAAGTTGAAAATTTGGCTTGTTACCTACTGCCATTTCCATTTGTGCTAGCATTGGCGCAAATCGTTCCGTTGCTCGTGCTGTCATTACTGATTCGCCACGGCTTAACTTAGCATCTATACTATCACTTGTACCGTTACCTGCGCCATCTAAACCGATAACTCCCTTTGCGAACTTTGGAGGAGAAGGCGGTTTTTGTTGTGCAATAACTGCAATTTGTGCAGCACCAGCGATACCAGCCGCAGCGGCTAATGCTGGACCAAGTGCAACCCCAGCAACCGGTATGGAGAAACCAGCTTGTAATCCTTGTATTACAGCAATTGCTGTTGCAATTATTGCATTTGTAATTTGCAAGGCTTTACTAGTATTAAACCCCTTTAACTCTTGCTCATATTTTTCTTGCGCCCTCTTTTTTTCTAATTCAGCTATTTTCTTTTCTTTTTCTTCTTTTGATATTGTAGACCTATTTATGCCATCAATTTCAGCGTCATACTGGTTATCAATCTCATCTATTTTTTGTTGTTGTATAATTGCGAAAGTCTGCTGAATAGACCCTATAAGCTGTTGAAATCCAGATGCAATCTTTCCAGCATCACTTAACGATTGCTCGTCAATACCTAGCGCATCAGCTATTTTATTCCCCTCTTTTTGCTGTACCCCTTTTTTTGCCTTTGCGATAGCGTTTTCAATCTTCTGTATACCATCAAGTTCAGCTTGTGTTATAACCCCATCTGCACCGAAGTATTCCCGTGTTAAAGCAAGTTGCCCTTGTAAAGCGTTAAGTTGAACTTCGCGTTTTCTATTCGCCTTTTCTTGTTCAGTACCAACCGATAAATCGACCGCCTCTAACTCTAAATCTAAACTACGTTTGTTTTGCTCAATCTTATCATTGAACTTTTTAGCCTCAATAGCCTTTTCGGTATCCACATTTTTCTTACGCTGTGCCTCAATTTTCTTTTGCGCTTCTTCGTCATACTTTGCAAGAGCTTCTAGTTTTTTACGCTCTATTTCATTCCGTAACGCTACTTCTTTAGCTGAATTACCAGTTATTGATTCAAACTTCTTTTCGTAACTTTTTTCAAGTTTTTCACGTTCAGTTGAATAAAACTCATCTATTAACGCTTCGAAGTTTTTATTGTATACCTCTTGCGCCTTTTTCAGTTCATCTAAATGTTTTTTGCGTTCCTCTAATCTTTTCTGTTCTTGCTCTTTTGCTTTTTCGTTTGCCCTTTCTTGGTCTGCAGATATTGATTCGAGCAAACTGTTACGCCTATTGACTAGCTTTTCTTGCAATGTTAAACTTTGCCCCTCTAATTCTGCTCTTTTTTTAAGCCCGTCTTGTATTGCTTCAAGTTCTTTTTTATCAAACCTAGTATTTTGCTCTATTCTAGTTCGCAATTCTAAAGCTTCTTTACTTGTACCCTTTGTTAATAAGTCAAGTTCTTCACCATTTAACCTTACCTTTGATGAAAATATTTCTTGCTGTTTTTTTAACAGTACTTCATTCCTAGATATTGATTCCTTGAATGCTTTTTCCTCTACTTTATTTGCCTCGTCTATTATTGCAATGCGCTCTCTGTCAGTTTTGCCTCTGTCTTTAGATTGAGTAATTAATTTTTCAATTTTATTTCGTGCCTGCTCATTTGCGATAGCGTATGCTTTTTCAGTATCTTCCAAGTCGCGCATAACCTCTAATAGTTCTTGACCTTGCTTAACAGCTTCCGCCATAGAACCACCACCGATTAAAGCCCCAAAAGCGTCTTTAACCCCCTGTACTGCGTTTTCGACTGCATCTGCTACTGGTGCGAAGTTTTCAAATAGGTTTATTAATTGTTGAATTGCCATTATAATAAATGGTAATCCAGTTGTTGCAAGTGCTGCGCTAAAACCTTTAACGCCACCACCAGCCGCCATAAAACCAGACTTAGCAGCGTCAAGTCCTTTTGTTATCGAACCAGTAGAAACGCCAAACGCGTTAAGGTCGCCTAATGCAGACTTAAACCCTTCTGCATAGTTACCTACATTGCGCCTAGTGTCACCAACCGCACCCTCTTGCTTCTTTAGTTCTTCGCTTAATGCTTTTAACGTGGGTATAGTCTTAGACCTTTGCTCTGCACTCATTCGCACATACTCACCATACAATGAATTATACAGCTTTCTGTTCGTATCAATAGAGTTATCGCTAATCTTTCGTAAGTCTACTTCTTGTGACTGCGCCTTAGTAACTTCTTTTATTGCTCCGGCTTGATTAACTAATACCGTTTCAAGTGAACGATACTCTTTTTGTTGTGACTTTAGCGAAGCCGTAACCGCAATACCTTCTTCTGTATATTGTTTATTTTCATCAGTCAATTGTTTCAGCACATCTTTAGTCGCACTAATATCTTGACTTAGCGAATTTAGCTGGTCTGCAATCGGTTGCACATTTATTTCAAATATATCTACTACTGTTGCCATTAAAGAAGTTTTATAAGTTCAACTACACTCGACTTTCTCGAAGTGTATTCGTACTTTATTTTATTAACATAAAAGTGAGCATCAAATTCTCTTAGATATACGGGTATAAGCGGGTCTAATGTTGATATATCAGATAGCGTTAATCTAATATCGCACTCTATTTTTTTAGAAGAACCTATGATGCCAACCATAAACGTATAGAACTCATCGAATAAACTATAATCAAAACCGTTTGAGTAGCTTTGTGACCTATCTATAAAGTAAGCAATAGGCACATTAACATAAATAGATACAGCCCCAACCGAATCCGATACGTTCTGCCTGTATTCAAACGCAAAATCTTCGTAACGCATAAGTAAGCAACGTGGCGTTGACACTTCTTTTATTGCTAACTCCTCAAATATTTTAACGTTGGCTACACTTCTATTGCATCTAGCGACTTGCTCTGTGCCTGTATATAATAACTCTATTATCGTCTTTTCAAATTCAAGTGTTTCATCTTGTATTTTAAATACTTTATCAGTCCCTAATGGCTTTTTTACTTTATCCGTATCCTTGTATTTGAACTTATTATTTTGTGCGTAATCTAGCCTAAACTCCGTATGTGGCGAATTAGTAAAGTCAAGTTTACCAGTCCAATCATTCGCGTTACTAATGTTGTCTTTTAATTTTTTGAATGGAACAATATTCAATATCTTATTCCTTTCATCTACGTTAAATATAGATGCTGTTTTTAGCATATAGTGTTTGATAAATTCAGCTTGCGTAAAGTCTGGTAGGTTGTTTGAGATGGTAGTGTAACCGGAAACTTTATCAATAACAAACCCGTCTACTATCGGTCTATAAACTATTTCTTGACTGTGTTCAAGTATCTTCGAAGCGTCTAATATTTCAAGTGTTGCGTTTCGCGTTTCAATTACATTCGTTACTGTGAACTCATCGGACTTCTCTACCCACACCGTAAACCCTACCATGTGAAAATCCCCAAGCCCAGGGACAACTGGATACTCGCAATCTATTTCAACTGTTTCGTCAAATATTTGCCATGTATTGTCAACTACAATATTAAACGACTGACCAAACGTCCCACCACTAATTATAGGTATTGACGTAGGAACTATTGATATTGTTGCATTGAATGGGTCTAGTGTAGATGTTGCGCCCCTAGTGTACTCGAAGTTCAATCTTATCTTAAGCTTGCATTGGTCTGGCATTTTAAAGTAAGATGACTTTGTTAATAACCCTTTTGGAAGATTATCTTTAGCCCCATTAAACCAATATTGCTCGCTTTGACTTGCTATACTGTTTACGTTCCACCAGTTGCCGAATAATGAATTGCCACTGTACATAGCATCCATATTGAACTTAGCTATGTACCGTTTGAAGTCATCATCTCTTTCGTAACTTCTACTCCCTAATGGTATAATAGGAGTTTTGCTGTCAAACATTAAAGCGTTCGCAGTTTCATTATTTAATACATAGCCAGCTTCTGTAACGCACTTCTCAATTAAATAGTGTTCATATACTACTGGTAATAGCGTTCCCATCCATACCGAATCGTCTGTTTCGTTTATCGCTGTATTAGGCGAATCAATATTATAGTCTGCTACTGCATACTTTAATGGATAATCTACGCCTTTGCTAACGTCAATATGCTCTACGTCCCAATGATGATTCAAGTGCCTTAAATCTAAATCGGATAGCTTTTTCTTTTTTAGCAAATCGAATAACCCACTATTCCCGCCAAACATTCTAATGTTATAGTTGTCACCAACATTTTCAAGAATACAGAACAACATACCCATATCAACACCATCAACATAAATCCTACAATCTAAATTCGTATATGGTAGCTTAGATGTAGATGTTGCTATTTCTCCATTCTCAAATATTGCTTTGTTTGTTGTGGTTTTAGGTAGTTTAAACTGTATTGACCTAGCCCCCACTCGTTTTGATATGTCACCAATAGGCGCAATAGCATACTCTCCTACAATCGTTTCCGTTTGTAGCACATCCGCATCACTCCCATTAATAACTAATCTTATCATTGACTTTGTATGTTCACTTCTTTTGCAACTCTAAACCTTACCGACCTTTCAATAATCTTTTCTTTGGTGTCGTTTAATATCATTGATTCTCTGTCTAATATTATAGGATAAAACCTATCTGCAAATTCATAATAAGCTGGCAATGTTTCATCGTAAACCCACGCTTGGATGGAAGTTTTTAAACTTTCTAGTTTAATCAAATGTGACTTAGGAATCTTACCAGTATTCGCAATTACGCCCTTGTAAACATTGCTTAGTTTTGAATTTTTCAGCACAAGTTCTTGCGTTTTAAACGTAGCATCCTCCCCTTCGTTAATATCAAAAACCTTTCTTATGCCACCGAATATATAGTTTTCTCGACCTCCGTATTTATTTAACCACATGATGTTTATACTGTCACAACACTTGTTTGAATATGATATATCCCCACACTCCGCAGTCTTATTTATAACGACTAGATACTCGTTTCCGTCCGTTCCGCTAAATGAAATAGGGAACGTTCCAGTAGGCACATCACTCGGTAAGAAATAAAACGAATCATAGCTACCAAATCCGTTGTTATATGGAGTAAACCAGTCTGGCGTACTTGAGTAAGTGTCCGGTGCGGTCCAAACCCCATTAACGGTAAGTGTATTATAGTCGGCAATAGAAGCATCGAACGATTGCGAAACTTCTATATCACCACTACAAACGCTATAATTTTTATAGATTACTCTACTCACACTCGTATAAATTTAGCTGTTATCGTTAAAGTGCCTTGCGTTACGTCACCACCGGCAACATTACCCACTATTAAACGTTGAGCTGTTGTTTTAGTTAGGTTTCCGCTTGGCATATCCACCTTAGTTGCTTCTTCATCTATTTCGTCTAAGTCTTTTCCGAATATACTATTAGTGGAATCGGTAGCAACCCCAAAATAGATAACTTCTGAACCTAAAGACATTCCCGCTGCACTCCAGATAGTTTGATAGCACACAAACGAACTAGGCACTAGCATCACAGGCAAAGTTACATCACCTTCTGCACCGCTCCCAGCTTCTCCATCGAACGTAACTGAAAAAGTGTAATATAACTCGTCTGTTCGCGTTGAAGTTGTAGCCGTTAAAATAGTAGCCCACCCACCTAAATAGATTTGTAACTCCCCTAAATCTGAATTGTAGACAAGCTGTTTTAATTGTGGAGAAACTATTGCATCTATTTCGGCTTGCGATAACGTCACGACCTCGTCTTTATACGAATCAATTATGTTTAATAGCGCATTGCGTATAGTTGCTGGCGTTATCTCTACGCCCTCATCTGGAATACCACTATTAACCGCTTCTTTTAATATCGCTTTCGATTGTACCATTGTTATTATTTATAGAAATTATTTGAAAATGAATCTGAAAATGTGGATCGCGGTATTGTTGCGCTACCCTCGAATCTATACGCTAAAACGCTATCGCCTTCCACCCTGCTCATAAATGTAGTTCCACAATCAAATAGCACTTTATTTTCCATAAGCATTTGGAAGTCTACAAAGTCACTATTTATCACTTCGCTATCCATACCACTATTTAAAGCATAGTATATTTTATCAAATGAAACTGGCGTACATATTCTATATGGCATATAAGCGTTATAGTCAGCCCCCCTAAATACTTTTATGCCTAGTATTGACGGCAACTCTGTACCGTAGCCTTGTGGTTCGATAACTTGTAACGCACTTTGAACGTAACCGCTAATGTTAAAATCAATATATCCATCTCTATTAGCTTCCGGCTGAAACTCCGAAACTAATTTATAGGGGAACGGATTAGGCGCTACAACCTCACTATCTTGATAGCCGGCATATATATCCCAAACTGGAGGCGAAGCGTATTTAATATCGAATAATGTTGTGCCAGTAGATACTGTGTATAGTGTTTCAGTTTGATAAAACACACTAGTCTTTACAAGCCCTGTATACCCATAGCTAAGTATTTTTTTAACCACATGGTAGCCAATATACGCTCCAGTCTTAACAAAAACCAAGTCACCAATAACAAGTGGTATATCTTTATCCATGAATAGCCCACTCCATATAGAAACGTAACCCTCGCTATTGTGATTGTAGATTATACCTTCTTCTGTTGGCATATCATATACAAATCGTATAGGTCTGTACGCTGACATCCATTTGCTCGGTATAGCTACTGGTATGTATGTTTTACTAATCACGCTGCTATGTTTAAAATTTCACTACTTATTTCACTCGCTATCAAGTTGGCAAAGTCTTTTTCTATTGAATTTTGTAAAGCTTCGTTAAATATTCCGCTCACTAAATCGCTACCACCAGCCTTGTAAATAGTCGTACCTTCTTGCTCAATCTTCTTAGCAATAGCCCAAGCCAAAGAATCTTTACTGCCTTTATCCGGTGTTATGCCTTTGTCATCAATCCATTGCCGAATTACTTTTACTGGAGGTCGACCGCCAGCTTTACGACCATTCTGCAAATAATAGATATAGTCATTGCCTTGCACCTTTAATCGGTAGCCGTCAATAGTATATTTAATTGATTCAGCTAAACGCCCGCTTGCATTAACCGGAGAAGAAAACTGCCCCTTTGCCCCTTGCCTTAATATTAGTTTATTCTGAATATCATTCACAAGTTGCTCGGTCAATTTAATGCCCCACTTATTCAATATGACTTGCACATCTAACACGCTGTTACTTTTAAGGTCATATTAAAGCGTACAAACATTCCACTAGTAACTCCGCTAAACTGTTTAAAAAACGGCTCAGCTTCGTAATTGGTGTACTCTAAATCTAACTCATCTAACTTAGAACGGAACGCCCGTTGCATGGTGTCGGCTAAGTTTATGATAGCATCCCGCTCAGTATCATTACTATTTGGGGAATCTTGAAATATAAAAGCCAATAATATATTCGGTGCATTATCCAGTGCATAG